CACCGGGTGATGATGTTAGAGTAGTAATAATAGGTTAAAAATTAAAAAAAGATATGGCAAAAATATTTGACAGATTAGAGGTATTTGGAAGTGGAACGACAAGCGGTACAAGTGCGTTTCAGATTTATAATACAAATAAAGATTTATTATTTTCGGTAAACGATGACGGTTCTTCGATAACCAACGGTAAAACAAAAACGGATACGATACAAATAACTCAAGGGGCTAATATAGGTTACGTATTAACTGTTATAGATATGAGCGGTAATACAAGTTGGGAACCTGTCGTAACAGGAGGTACAGTTTTTCAGCCGGTCACTTTTAGTAGTGGTGTAACCTCAACTGAAGTTACCACACCAGAAATTAAAACAACTGCGGACATTAAATTTAGTTCTGCAATCCCAAATAAAAAGGCAAAATTCTCATCAGACGAAAAAACATTTGTTGATTTAACAAGTGGTGAATGGTCAGTTGGTGTTACCACCCCAACTGCAAAAATGCACATTGCCTCAACAACAAGCGACAGTAGTTCATATGGTTTAAAAGTCGAAGATAGTACTGGAAATACGAAATTCGCGGTTAGAGCTGATGGAGTTGTTCAGATGTTATACGCTAGAAGTAATTTTTTTAATTCTAATTCACCAATGTTTATTAATAACAATGATGAAGGTAATGTTTATTTCGGTTCAATGAGTGCGTTAACCGTTGATTTAGCAAATAATAGATTAGGTGTAGGAACAAATTCACCAACAGAAACATTAGATGTTACAGGAAATACTAAAATAGGTGGAACACTTAATCTTGGAACTATTGGTGGAGGAAGTCCAATCATTAATTTAGGTTTGGATAATAGTGGAAATGTTGTAACAGGAACAACAGGTTCAATTACTTATAGTGGTGTAGGATTTTCAATTAGACAACAATTAACAGGGGTGAATCCATCCCCATCAACAACCTATTACTCAACTGTAGTTAGTTCAAGTAGTTTGTTTTTAAGTTCAACATTAAACAAATATAACATACCATTTAATTCAACTTTAATTGGTTGTACAATAACATCATATGCAGTTGGTTCGGCAGGTTCTAACGAATTATCAGAAGTTTATTTTAGAATAAATAATAATACGGATGTTTTATTATCAAATGCGGTTTCATTTAGTGGTGTGTCAGTACCTTTAATGTATTCTGTAATTAATTCAGGTCTAACACAGACTTTAAATGTCAACGATGAAGTACAAATAAAATGGGTAACTCCTAATTGGATGTCAGTACCAACATCTTGCGGTATTTTTGTTGACTTACATTTTATAAAAAATTAAAAATATGAGAGTAGAATACGAATACGGTTTATTAAAACCAGACGGAACACCAAGAGAAGGTTGTAATAAAATTACATACAACGATGAGGGTGAAATGATTATGAAAGAATATTTACCTGATGGTCCACCAAAAGGATTGGCGTTAGATGCGATTTTAAAAGCAACACCCGAAGAATTAGATGAGATAAAAAGGATTCTTGGTATTATGTAATTAAATCGATAATTACTTCAGTTTTTAAACTATTTAATTATAAAGATTTAAGGTTAAAATTATTAATATGGAAAATAATAAAAACGAAAAGAATTTAACGGTTTGGCAAAGGTTACAAAGGGCTATGGGACCTAATGCTTTGTTAAATCAGGATTACCCAACATATAAGTTTGATAAAGAACAATTACTTAAAACAACATCTAAACAAGATTACGAAAGAGAAAAATTACAAGCCCAACAAACATTTTATTTATCAAATCAATGGGCAAAAATTGAGGGTAATCTTTATACTCAAGCGGTTTATTATGAACCAACAAGATTAGCGTCCTTTTACGATTACGAAAGCATGGAGTACACTCCCGAGATTTCCACAGCCTTAGATATATACGCAGAAGAATCTACAACTGTTAATCAAAATGGTTATATGTTACAGATTTATTCTGAGTCAAAACGTATTAAATCAATCTTGGCCGACCTGTTCAACAATGTGTTAGATATAAATATTAATCTACCAATGTGGACAAGAAACGCCTGTAAATACGGTGATAATTTTGTTTATCTTAAATTAGATTCTGAAAAAGGTATTGTTGGTTGTATGCAATTACCAAACATAGAAATTGAACGTTTGGAAAGAGGTATGCCAGCAAAATCTTCAAAAATAGAAGAACCTGAAGAAAACAAAGGTTTAAGATTTAAATGGAAAACCAAGGATATGGAATTTAATTCTTGGGAAATTGCTCATTTTAGATTGTTAGGTGATGATAGAAAACTTCCATATGGAACATCCATGTTAGAAAAGGCAAGACGTATTTGGAAACAATTATTATTATCTGAAGACGCGATGTTAATTTATAGAACTTCAAGAGCCCCTGAAAGACGTGTATTTAAAGTATTTGTTGGTAATATGGATGATAAAGATGTTGAGGCTTATGTACAACGTGTTGCAAACAAATTTAAAAGAGACCAAGTTGTGGATTCTAAAACAGGAAATGTGGATATGAGATTTAATCAGATGGCGGTTGACCAAGATTATTTTATCCCCGTTAGAGACCCGGCAACTCCAAGTCCAATTGAAACATTGGCTGGTGGTCAAAATATGGGTGAGATTGCCGATATTGAATATATTCAAAAGAAATTATTAACCGCTTTACGTGTACCGAAAGCGTTTTTAGGATTTGAAGAACCTGTTGGAGGAGGAAAAGACTTATCGTTACTTGATATTCGTTTCGCAAGAACTATCAATAAAATACAAAAATCTATGATTGCTGAATTAAATAAAATTGCAATCATTCACTTATTTTTATTAGGGTTTGAGGATGAGTTAAATAATTTTACTTTAACTTTAACTAATCCTTCTTCTCAAGCAGATTTACTTAAAATTGATGTTTGGAAAGAAAAAATATTGGCTTATAAAGATTCTGTTACCGCTATTGAGGGTATTGCACCTACATCAGTATCTTGGGCAAAAAAACATATTCTTGGATTCTCTGATGATGAAATTAAACTTGATTTACAACAACAAAGAATTGAGAAGGCGGTTGGTGCTGAATTAACAGGAACTGCGACAATCATTACCCATACAGGTATATTTGATAATGTTGACAAATTATATAAAGTTGTCACAGGGTCAACAGCATCTGCCGCAACTCCACCACCACCTCCGGGAGGAGATATGGGAGGAGGAGATATGGGAGGAGGAGCACCACCTCCACCACCGGCTGAAGAACCTGCGGCGGTAACACCCGAATCATTTAAAAAAGATAACTTAAATATTTTATTAGAATCTGAAGGTTTGTTAGGAGAGGATTCATACATAGATTTGTCCAAAGCAAGAAATTCATTAGGAGAAATTGAAAAACAATTAAGAAATATTCTAAAAGATTAATATTTATATAGAAAAATATATAAAATGAAATTTGGTATTATAAAATCAAAAATAGAAAAAGTGTTATTAGAGTCTTATGCTAACAACACATTCAAAGACGTAGTTAAAACTTTTAATTATATTGTTCTTGACAATAAAAATTTAAGTAAGATGTATTATTTGTACGAGGAATTAAACTCTAATAAGGGATTAAATGAAACCGTTGCAAAAGATTATATTAACGAATCAATTAAGATTTACGAAAATACTTTAAATAAAATTACCGAATCTGATTTAAGAAAATTAAATATTTGGTTATCTGATGTTAAATGTAACAACATTTATGAACACATTGATAACGTTTTTAATTTGGATGTCTTAAATATTGAATCAAACATCAACGCTAAAAAAGTGGTTGTTGAATCTTTAAAAAAGACGCCTGTTAAAAAACAAGAACCTGTTAATATTCCAATTAGCACAATGGTTAAAGTGGCAAATAAAACCATTACAAACTATGTAGAGAATTTAAATGAGTCCGAAAAACAGGAATTAACAAAACTTCTTAAAGAAGATGACAAAGAATTAAAACAAAAGTTTCAATTTTTAAAAGAAAGTCTTTTGACAAAATTAGAGAATATGAAATCATCTGAATCGGATGTAACAATTCAATCAAGAATAAATGAAACATTAACAAAAGTTTCTTCAGAAAAATACGACAAGTTAACTTACTTTAAGTTAAAGAATTTAAACGAAAATCTTTAATTTGATTTAAACTTTTTTTGAACGTAAATAGCCTTCTTTAGAGAATCCCTGTCCTTTACGGATTTTTTGGTGTACTCTTTTCTCTCAATCAATTCAGATTGTTGTCTTGTCTTAATAATCTTACTTTTGTAAATCTTCAGCGCTTTTTCAAGCGACATATTTTTATCCAATTTTACAATTATCATATTATACAAATATCACCAATATAACAATTTTTTTGACAATCATATCATTTATACTTAATTTTTTTAAAAATAAACTTTTAAACAAATGAAAATTAATGAAAAAAGGAAAAACCTGCAAAATTCAGGGTTTCAAAAAAATGAAATCAGTATATGGAACTGTCGATTCTGTTGATTTCAAATCAGTATATTTGAATATACAAACTTGGGTATTACCCATAAAACATTCTCTAAATTGGTCGAGGGTTGTTTTAAATATGAGTAGAGAAATAAAACATTTAATATTTGAATTATTAGATAAGGATATGTTAAAAGATAATTTTATAGTTGATTTAGATTTAAGGGCTAGTGGAATTGTAGTGTCAAAAAAATCATTTTTAAATTTGGAGATAAATTTTTACTTAAAAGAAGAAATGGATTTTAAATCTGAGAAATTAAAATCATATATGAAAAAGATATCAAAAGAAATTTCAACTCATATTTTTAACAAAAATGAATATTTTACATTTAGTTTAAAGAAACAACCAAAAGAAAAAGTTGCACAAACTGATAATCTTTAATA